GCATAGCTGCAAGGCTTGTGCGGGCTGTGCCTGGGTCTGCCTGCATTGTGGTTAGCCCTGCATCTACGTCACGCATAGAGGCTGGCCAATCAATAGCATCTAACAAGGCGTTAATCCTTGCACCGCTGAGTTGACCTGCTGAGGTGCCAGCCACGGTACTAATCTGTGCGTTTTGTGCGAGTCTAAAAGCATCTACCGCCTGGATAGTTGTGTAAACTACATCATTAGCGTTTTTAGGTGTAGTAGTTGTATAGCTAGTAATAAAGCCTGAAAAGATAGGGTAAGTAGTTGCACCGTATGTAGCTGTAATCTGCACCTTACGCATAGGCGTTAGTAAGTTGTAATACGGCCCGCTTGGGTTTTGCGGGTTAAAGTCTCCGTTTTGGTCAACAATACGCAGCGATAGGGTGCCCGTTTGGAATTGGTCAGCCTGAGCGTTACGGCCTCTAATAGTTTGGATGCTGTCCACTACGTTGGATACGTCCACAATAACGCTGGCGCTATCTGCTAATACGTTTGTGTCTAATATGCCAGTATCTAAAATCATAGCCTGAGCAAAGCTAGGCCCAGTACTAAAGTTAATTACAGCGTGTACTGTAGGTACTGTCATACTGCTATGGCCCCTGCGTAGGTAGTTGTATAGCCTCGGCGTGCTATCTCATTAAGAGCATTTTGCACGGCATCTACGATTATATTTTCATCGCCAATTACGCCCGCAGTTACGTTAATTACATTATTAGTGTAGTTACGATCTCTATTTTGATTAGGATTAAAGTCAACACCTGCTATAGGCATATTAAGGCTGCTAGGCATATCGCCACCTATGCCTAATACGTTTTGGTCATAGTTACGGTCTTTGTTTTGATTAGGGTTAAAGGTAATGCCAGCATTGGACGTAGCCGTACCTAGCGTGGTTACGCCTGGGATAGTCAGCGTAGGGAACTTAAACTGTGCTAATAGGTCTAGGGCAGCTTGTAGGTTAGCCAGGTTAATTAAATCGGTTGACTTCATACCTGCCAAAACTCTGTTTATGTCTAGCAGTTTGGCATCTTGGCGCTGCAAAGCGCCTAGTATTTTTAAGTCCTCGTTTAGCTTGGCTGTGGCTTTTACTATAGCTGCATCATCTTTTGAGGCTATGGCATCCTCTAGCTCAGATATGCTTTGCTTAACTTTTAAGCGTTGTACGTCATTGGCTATGCCTAAGATCTGTGCGCTAGTAGTTGCCTTGCCTAACGCCTCAGCCTGACCTATAAGCGCTGCGTTAAGTTGGATTTTGTCCATATCAAAAACGTCTGTGCCTTTAGCTAAAGCCAGGTTTGCCTTGTCTAAAATTGCCTGTGACTTTTTATCTGCAAGGATTTTAGCCTGGGCCTTTTGCTGCTCTTTAGTGAGAGCTGTTATTTTCTTAGCGTTAGCAAGGGCTAAGGCATCGGCTGCTTTTTTAGAATTGTATGAGCTAAAAGTACCTGCGCCACTTGTCGCTTTGCGTTGGGCTGCATCTAGTGCATCAAACTCCTTAAATAACTTTTCAAGCTCTCCATACATCTTAAATAAGCCAGCGCCTGTAATAACATCTAAAACAGCTATAAAACGGCTAAAACTAATAATGGCTTTACCTAAGGCTCCTGCTACTGACTCTATAAGGCTTAAAGTTTTTGGCAAACCGTCAGCTCCGCCTAGACTAGCAAGGGCAGTAACTAAATCCCTGCCTAATATCTCACTAGCGTTAGCCCCTGCTACTGTCAGTTTGTCTAACGATCCCGAGTAGGAGTCTGCAGCTAGTTGCGCTTGGCCACTACTGACCTCAGCTACCCTGGTTAAAATCTCCTCAAAGCTCATAGCTGCTAGCTCAGTTTTATTTAGGCCTAGCTGGTACTTCATTAAGCCGCGAGTATTACCCTGGTAGGCCTTTGATAAATCTGCTGTCACGCTCACAACGTCAACGCCACTCATAGCGCTAAGGTCAAGGGCTGTGCGTAGTAAATCCTGTGACTTAATATAATCGCCCGTACTGGTCAGTAACATCTGATAGGCAGGGCGTAACTTGTCATCGAGTACGCCCGTTTGGCGCTCTAAGTCACTTATAAACTTTGTTACCGCTGGGTCAGCAAAGGCTAGCCCTAAATTATTAAGAGTTTTGCTTAGTACCTTAGCGGCTTTGTCATCGGCTGCAAAAGCCTTAACGGCCTGCATCGCACCTCTCGCGCCAAAAGCAATACCAAACGCCCCAGCTAAACCTTTTACGCTTTTAGTGAGTGTTTTAGTAGCTGTCTCTGCCTTACTAAATGCCTTTTTGCCTGTGTACTCGGCGGCTATATTTATTACTACTGAAGGATCAACAGCCATTACTTAACCCCCATAGCATTATAAAACTTAATCTTTGAGTTTTCTATAGCCTTTAATACAGCGGCGTTAGTCTTGCCGCCGTCATTGGCCCAGGCTCTAAAGATTGCACGGCCTCGCATTTTGCGACTACGGCGCCCTGCACCAGTTTGGTTATTGGCATCTACTATCTGACCGTCCGCGTTTATAGCATCTATAAATTGTTTACCTGCATACGGGTTTGCGCTGCGGCCTTCATTTTTATTACCTGAGCGCACCATTTTGCCAAAATCTTTGTGGCCAGGATAAACAACACGTTTTAGGCCTGCCTGCTCTCTGCCCTGTGGGTTAGCGCGCCCCGCTGTCTCATAGATTGCACCTGCGGCGCTGGCGTTTACAATACGAGCTACGGCCCTAAAACCTTGATTATTAGGTTTGGACGGTGAAGTCTTATAACCTATGCCGCCTTTAGCTGCACGTGTATCCCATATTGGAAATCTGCCCGTACTTGTAGGGGCTTTACCCCAGCCCGATAAAGGCGCAGTATTAGGCACAAAACCTCTAGCATTTTTAACAATAGGTGCTAACAGGTTTGCTAATTCTTTACGTGTCTCTTTTGCTAAATCGGGACTAAACTTTTTAATAGCTTTGCGTAGCTCAAGGGCGCCTCTTACCTCTACTGGCATTTTGCTGCTCCTTAGCTTTATCGTTTATAACCTTAAGCATATTCCTAAACATATCTGCATCTAGGTCTAGTAAGTACTGGGGCGCAATACCCGTCTCTACGGCTAGCTGCGCTATGAGGTAACCAAAGTTACCGCGCCCCACTACCCCAAAGGGTCATCATCTAGTACCTCAACTTTAGCTAAGGTGTCTAAAAACTCTGCCCCGAACATCGGTACGGTTTGCCCGCTTGTGCGTAAACACTCCCAGGCTAGCCAGTACACATCGCTTTGCTTTTCATCATCCCTAAAGGCTTTGTGAAAACCTTTTTTAGCGTATAACTCAAAGGCGTACTCAATACGTGGCGTAATCTGATGATCCGATACGCTGCCGTCTGCCCTTGTTATTTTAAGTTTTGCCATTGTGTTAGCCCCTTTTGTTTATTCTCAGGTAGTTGTAATTACGATTGGTGAGTTACAGGTAAAGGTAATGCTCTGAGTAGCAATATCTGCCACAGCGCCGTTAATATCTGTAGTGTTATTAACCAACACAGTAGTGCTATATAGCGGATTAGTTGCTGATACTGCGGCGCTTGTTTGCTTAAGTGTTAGCGGTACTGTTGTACCCCAGGCAGCTTGCAAAGTTGCGTTTACGTTTGCTGCAGCTGTATCGCTTAAAAAGTCTAGAGTAATAGTGCTGGCCTCTAGGCCCTTAACAAACTTATGCGCTGTATCGCCCATAGCTGTTACCTCTAGCTCGTCAAAAGCACGGTTAATAGTTGCGCTTGTTACGTGATCTGATAGGACTACTGAGTTAAGAGTAGCCACTACGGTATTGGATAGATAAATCGCCATTGGGCTATTCTCCTATTTTCTCGGTAGGTGTTTCTTTTGTTTTTGTCTCTTTAACCTCTACTGGCAGCTCTTGGCCAATTTTGATTAAAAACGCTTTTTCTTCATCTGTAAGTGCCATTAGTTAGCTCCAGCTCGTTAGTATGGATATTTGTAAATCTGCCGTTAGATAATCACCTGCGGCAACGCTTAGTACGCTAGGCGCGCTCACGCCAGTAACATTAAATACGATTGCGCTATTAGCTAGTTTAGTAAACACAGCTACTATTGTGTCCTCTATGCCAATTAGGTTAGAGGCGTTATCAAACATAGGCACGGTCATAATAATTTTAAAATTAGCCATAGGCGATATAGTTGCCTGAGAGTTATTACTTGGCGTGATATATGGATCCGCAGGGGCAACCACTACGCTGCTACTTTGCATTGTGCTAGGCGGGTAATTAAATACCGTCCATACACCTGGGTTAGCCAGGGCTGCAGCTATTGTGCTGCGTAAGGTAGTTATAGCTGCAGGCATTAGCCGACCATACCCGCAGGTGAAAGATACGGGGCTAAGAGGCCGCGCACGGATGCCATAAGCGTGTTAGACATCTTAAAGGGGCTAGGGCTGTAGCCGTCTAAGCTAGTGCCGCCGTTTTGTGTGCTAAATCTAGATGTCCATATATTTTCTGCAAGCATTAAAGCTGCAGCGTTAATAGCTGGCGTATTGGCGTAGGTAGCGGTTTTTGTATCGTCACCTGTCATAGTGCCATAAGGCAATACGCGCCTAAAGTTTTG